TGTCTTTTACTGCTGTGTGGTGTGCTTCAATTGCCATTTGATTTGCTGAACTATACATTTTAGAAAAATCAACATTATCGAAAAGACCATAAGATGTTTTAACTGTATCATAAGCAAGGTCCTTAGCTTCTTTTAAACTTCCTAATGTAGGGCTGAGCCTATTTTTTTTAAATAAGTTTTTTAATTTAAAGTTTTTGATTTTACTTCCAACTAACGGAACATATTTTTGAAGACCAACACCAAACAAGGTAGTAGATACTCCTGTAATAGCGGCATCTGTTGCTATTCCTGATAAATCTTCTTCTTCCGAAGCACCCGCTCCATAAACTACTCCAGTTGTTCCTGAAATAGCCGCAGCTTTTTTCATACTACTAAGCTCTTTAATAAGTTTAGGTGCTTTCAGAACTCCTGCAGGACTTATTATAGCTCCCCCTATCTCATATTTTAAAGCCTTCATAGGTTGGTTGGTCCTAAACTCCCTTATTTTATCTCTCTCAGAGTCTCTGTATGTCGTATATAAATCACTAAAAGATTCTTCTCCTGCTCTTCCATTTAAAACGTCAGCAGTTGCACCCATAGCGGCAGTTATTTCTTCTCCCCATCCAAAAGTTTGACCTTGGAAAGTCATTCTAGCTTTATCATCTAAAGTAGCAGACCATTGGTTTGGAACTTCACTAGGAGGAGTAAACTGCTCTCCCATTGCAATTTCAAAAACAGAATTAAAGTCTTCTTCGTTTAGACCTACCGCATCTGCCCATATACCTAAAGGCATTGCATTGTTTACTGTGTCTGCGTCTTCTTTATGTTGTTGCCACATTCTATGAGCAAACTCACCATTAGAAAATTCAGAGTAAGAAACACCGGCTCTAGTTTTTCCTCCGGGAGTGTTTTTTACATCATAAAAATTTTTTATTTCTGACATTTATAATCTCCTAAAATGCGTATTCTTGTTCTTCTTCAATTAGAGACACTACTGGTTTTCCTTCTTCATCCTCAGTAACTTCATATTTTGTGTCTAAGTTAAGTTTTTCTAGACTTGTTATTCCTTTTGCTTTTGCATCCATAAGTTTCATCACATTAGAATAATGTCTTTGAACTTTTAGAACATTTGCATAGAACTCTTCTGGTGTGTTGTCCAGACTTAAACTAGCTATTGATTTTTGTAGAGCATCTAATTCTATATTAGATACTTGTCCTAAAGCACCTCCTGTAGGAGAAGACTGCCTCATTTGGTCTAGCTTATCAAAACCTATACTAGCTTTAATAGGTGCAATAGCTTCAAGCATTACTGCCCTAGGAGTTCCCGGAACACCGGTAGCACCTACGATTTTAGCGGCTGTCCCAAATATTGTATCTGTACCTATTTCAAAACCTCCTGCTTTAACTTTTGAAGCTCTATTATTATATATTTCTTTAACCTTGTCTATATTCTCAAGAACTAAACTAATGTTGTTTCTTTCATACCTTATTCTAAACTGCTCTGTTTCATACTCTTGTTTTGCGGCTATGTCTGCAGGTGAACCCGGAATTTCTTTAGCTCCTATAATGTTTCCGTCCTTATCTTTGACTGCCATAAAGTCTGTAGATAGATTAACATCCTCACCTGTTGAGAATTTATCTGTTACATAAGGATTTCCATCTGGGTCGCTCATAACTTCATATTCATTAGTATCTGGATTTAACTGCATCCTTATAGTTTGTGACGGATTATTAGGATTACCTACTTCAATAGTTGGTTTTTTAGTAAACCTAGCACCAGTTGCTGCTGTCTGTGTTTTTGCATCTGCTACCTGTTGATTTACTCTGTTGTCTGCTAAAGTGTCTGATAGTGTTCTAGCTCTCTCAGCAAATTTCTGTGAAAAATTAGGATAACCTGCTTGTATAAAATCTTGTGATAGAGAGAATAAAACTTTAGGGTCATTCTGGTCAGCAGTAGAGTATCTAGATAAGATATTCTGTACATCTTCTTGTTTCTTTTGATTTCTAGTTTTCATACCTGCCATTCCTGCCAAGCCTTCTATAAGCATACCACTACCTAGACCTGCAGCATAAGCTCCTGCTTCACCTTTTCCTAGTTTAGCTACTGCCATAGCTCTATCTCTCATAGATTGGTTCTCTGCTGAAGCTAAGTCTCCTGCACTAAATAAACCTGTTATTCCTGTTGCCATAATTATATCCTGTTTATAATCTACTAAAAATTCTACTGTCTAACATACCGGGAATTCTTTCTTCATAAAACTTAGCATAACTGTCGTCTACTACATAAGTATTTTCGCCCGTAGGTCTCCCGTAGGTCCTAGGGCTTACAGCTTTCCCGCGTAACTGCCCCCCATAGCACTGTAAGCGTCAGACTGTGTACTTGGAGCTAACATACCGCCACCGCCTTTTTTATCAAACATACTATAAAAATCATCAAGGTCATATTCTCCTACCTGCTCCATAAGACCTGCTGTTTGAGACTGTTTAAGTTTTGTGTAGGCATCTGCTGCTTCTCTAACTCCTTGTGTGTTAGCTCTTACATCAACACCTGCACCTATTGTTTGACCTAATTCTGCTTGTGGTCTTAGCATACCCGCAGTCGCACGGGCATCAGCACCAAATCCAAGTGCTTCGGCTCTAAGCATATTTCTGTAGTCCATACCAGTTCCTATAGCAGCCATTTGACCTCTCATTCTATCTCTACCGATAGCATCTTCAATAGCCATTTGGTCGTAGTATCCTTGTGTTCCAGTCCTACCTTGTGCTATTGCAGCTTCTTGTCCTTGAAGCCTCTGTTGATTAAAAGCATCAGCATTAAACTCTTCAAACATTTTAAATTGTTCTTGTGCAAGTTTATTAGGGTCTCCCATCATATTCTGCAACTCTTGATTTGCCATAGAAGACGAGCCTAAGAATCCTTGCATCATAGCCTGATACTCAGGATTTAAGGTTTGAATCATTTCTTTAGTTTCAGAGTCAAACTCTACGTTACCTGCAGGACCTCTACTACTCCAAGGTAGTGACCTTTCGTATGCTAGTTCCCTTTGCTGTTCAGCATACTCACGCCTAGCTTTTGCGTCTTTCCTTGCTTGGTATTGACCAAAAAGACCAACTCCTGCCTTTGCTAAAAATGCTCCTATTGCCATTCTATTCTCCTATCCTTGTAATCATATTAAACTCCGTTATCTCTTTGTAATGAAACACTTGTACCACCATTATGTGATGTGTTTGCACCTGTTACTGAATGTCCTTCATACAAATAATTACTTGTTGAATCATTGCCTGTAAAAGTACCATCACTTGTAACCATACGATATCCTTTTCGTAATACATAAGTCCAAGTTGTATCAGTTCCCGGACCTTGCGTATAACCTTGACTTACAAAAGCAGCAGTATGACTGCTTTGTATAGTAGAAACAGCGTTTTCTAAGTTATTTGAATCAGGTGCTAAACTAAAACTAAACATTACAGTATTAGAAGAAAAGTCACTAACACCAAATACTTGTGTACCATTAAAATTAACTACCCCAGTTGCAGTAGGTGAACTTACAGTCGTACCGTTGAATACTATCGTATGAGTATTCCAATTTAAAGTAGTACCATCAAAAACTATAGGCATTATGATGTCGCAATGGTTAGTGTTGTTCCAGATAACGAGGCTTTTACTAAACCTAGTGTGCTAGATGATGCAGCAGGTGTATTGGCTTGTACAAAAGCTGTTGTAGCTATCTGTGTTGTATCTGTTGAAGTAGCTGCTGTTGGTGCAGTTGGTGTACCAGTTAATGCTGGACTTGCCTTCTTAGCAAAAGAAGCATCTACAAAAGCAGTTGTAGCTACTTGAGTTGTGTTTGTGCTTGCTGATGCTGTAGTAGCACTAAAGGCTTCTGAAGCATCACCATTAACATCTGCTTTAGTATTTACTGCTGTTTCTACTGCTGAAAATTCAGTGTGAAAATCAGCTCCGGATATTACTTTTGCTGCGTCTGAGTCTGCTAAAGCATCCTTACCCGACCAAGCAACAACTTTTGAATAGTCTGCCATTATCTTATTTTCCCTTGTTTATGTAAAAGTGTTAAGTCTTGTAAAGACGCATCATAGCCATTACTCTGAATGTCTATAGATATTTTTATATTTTTTGCTGAGCCTGTAAGAGGTGTTCTGTATTCTTGTAGTCCGTATACAGGTGCGTAAGTAGAAGTTGAAGCACCATATAAAGATGTGCTTGCACCCCACAGCGTTGTTGTTCCTGTAGTTGTAGGATTTAAAGTTATAGATGTAGTTTTAGACGCAGTAGCACTAAAGTCTTTGTACCACTTTAATCCTAGGTTAGCACCTGAACCACCTTCCATAACCATAAACAATCTTTTTAATAAAGACGCACCTACAGACTCTCCTAAGTTTACCCACACTGTTTCAAAACCTCCAGTATAAGAGGCATAGCTATATGTAGAACCGTTTGCTGCTAAGTCTGAATCATAATAACCTTCGTATGTGGCAATGCTTCCATCTTTTTGTCCTACTAACATACCATAAGTATCTGTGTAAGCTAGACTAGCGGGTTCTCTATCACTATCAAATGTCCAAGTAGTTATTCTAGGAGCACCGTTAGGTGTTAAATGTTTAAAGTCAAAGACATAAGTAATGTTACTAGCAGTAAAAGTCATTACATATATTCCTTCATTCTCTATATATGCAGACTTAACTTTTGTACTCTGACCAATGTTTCTAATTAATGTATCTTTAACATTTAAGGATAAATCAGTTAGAGGTACTTTGTCTTTTTCTGTTGTACGAGCTAGTGACCTAAGACCAGTAGAAGATAAGAATACTAAATCATCTCCAATGTGTTGTACTGAATCTCTTGATACACAACCTACTCCCCGTATAACCTCATTAAGTTTCATACTTCCTACAACATCAGGACTCTGATAAATTACTATGTTGTTTCTGCCAAATACTGCAAGCTGTCCATAAAAAGGAGCAATAGCTATTATGTCATCCTTACCCCAAACTTTCTTTAAATCAAAAGAACCACCACCACTGCTTGTAGTGTAATCATCAGAGTCTAACAGAGCAGAATAATGTAAGACATCCTTCTCTTCTTCGACACCTCCTACCCACATACGACCATAAAATCCTACACCACAACTAGGTTTAAATTCACCTGAAGTTACAGTAGGAGGTCTAGTAGCATTATCAAAAGCTGCCCACTTAGAACCTGAACTTTGTGAACCATCATATCTTTGTGGCACTGTGTCTTCGTGTAGACAAGTAAGCCTACCGTTAAAGTTTAAAAACTGCCAGTCACCGTCTGTACCAGTAACAGTGTGTTTTGTGTCTGCACTACCAGTAGGGAATGCAGCATCAGGCGATGTAAAATCTACAGTGTATATACTTGTACCATAACTAGCAAATGTTTTTTTAACTACACCATCAGTATGTTCTATAATACTTTTTATAGCTACTCCATTAGGAGCTGCAACATTAGGTGCTACTTTTTGTTTAAAACCTTTGCGTAGAGATATACGACCTGATTCTCTAATAACAACATTTTCTGCCTTAGTTAAATAAGATGGGTCTAATGACGCAGGATTAGCTTGTGTGTTTAATCCGTTAAGACCTATATTAGTTAAGGATTGATACTGTATTTGTTTAGCCATTATTGGTAATTAGTGTGTACAAACCATTCGTTTTCATATTGAGTGTTACCGCTATCTATCATAACTGCTTGTGCTAAAGAGCTTGCTGCTTCTTGTGCAGCTATAGATGATTGTGTTCCACCATCCTCACCACGCTCTGCTATTGCACGAGCATAAGCACCGAGTATAATAGGCTGACTAGGTATTTTAACTACTGTTGTAGCTGCTGTCAGTGTGTCCTGATACTTAACTATATCAAAAGATATTGTTTGTGCTTCTGTAGGTATAGGTGATAAATCTACTTTAAGATTGTTAGATGAATCAGCACCGTTAAAACCATAATAATTAGGTTCTCCTGTAGGGTCAGTAGGATACTTAATGCTGTTTAGATATTGTTGTGTCACCGGTGACAAAGTATTGCCAGTAGAATTGTTAGTTACATCTAACACTTTAAACTCTTGACCAGAAGATAAATTATAATTTTTTGTAGCTGCTACAGTAGAAACATTAACTGTCTCTCGTAAAATCAACCAATCGTGGTAAGACTCTATACTTCTCTTAGCATCGTTAATTAAAGAGCCTATAACTTTTTGGTAGTCGTTAACTGTAGAGCTATCGTTAATAGCACCAGACCAATCTGAAGCTACTGTGTCTTCTCTTAGCCTTACCAATACTTGATTTATTAATTCTCTATAAGTCATCTATTTTCCTTTTGCTAGTTGAGCTCCAAAGTAAAACTCTATAATCATTGTTGCCCATCCAAAGATTTCATCCATCTTTAAAACTGAGCCTGCTTGTATTTGTACATACTCTATTACATCTGGTGTAAATTGAATACCAAAGAAACTAAACCCTTCTATAGTATTAGGTATCACTGTTGGCACATTAAAGAACACAGGTGCTACCTGAGTAAATATAATTAATGCTAGTATGACAAATATAATAACTCGTCTGTTAAGTGCAGCCATAGGACTTTCTTTGTCTGCTTTATCCCTAGCTTGATTAATAGAATCATTGCGTGCCTGCAAGTTCTGTATCATTAACTTTTGGTTTTCTGCTGCTGCTTGGCTCTTAAGAGCAAACAACTTAGCTACAAAACCTAGTGCTATTGGTGCTACATTAGTCAAGAATGCTATCATATTGCTAACCTCATTGCTTCTATAATCCCTACTTGTCCTATGATATACCAAGCAAATGCACCAAAGACACCCCATTTAATCTGAAGCAGTGAAGTGTTAATTTTTTGTATACATAAATTAGTATCGTCAATCTTGCTAAACAGTTTACCTATTTGAGAAGTATGTTTGTCTAGCTGTAATTGCATACGATTAAGTTTGTCGTCCATAATTATTTACCCACATTTTTCATAGCCACTCTATGCGACTCAGTAAAACTTAAACCTTTGTTCA